ACCCCTCCATCCGCGGCGGAAATCTTGATGGCGGGCTTGTTCTGCCGGCCGTCGTTCATCACCTGTTGCGCGGAGGCAAGCAGGCGGTTCCACTGAAGCACGGGCCGGTGATTGTTTTCCCTCTGCCGGCGCGGGAAGTCGTCCCATTGCAGCTTGTCGGCGTCCGAGGAGTTGGAAAAGACGTAATCGTGCTCGGCTTCCGTGCGGTCGATGCGGTCCGCATCACAGCCGAACGCGTAACGCTTGCGGGCTTCGTCCAGGAACGCTGCGTTACTTGCCATCGGCCCCCGGAAACGCTATCTGCTCCGCATCGGCCACGGGCTTACGGCTCCCGCGGCATTCATGACCGCCCTGGCGCTCGAAATGGAACGCAAACGTCAACTCTCGGATCACCGTCCCTTCTTCCATAGAGCGCCGCGATTGAACCGCTTCCAGGGCTTCAACAGAACGCTTGCAAACCGGGCACGTCAGCATCATTGCGCCTGTTCCATCCGACGTGCGCGTCGCTCCCGCTCGCGAGCCTTGTTGTGGGCCTGCTCACGGGGCGCGGGGCAGCGCTGGCACACCATCACGTCACCGTGACGCACCCAACCTGCCGCCTCAATTCGTAGGGAGAGAATGTCCTCGCGTCCGTGAAGCTCTAGCTCCCTGGTGCACTTACTGCAAGCGAGGATGAAAACGCCCGGCCTGTCCGGTGACCGGGCCTCGGTCGCGACCATTGTTTCGTCTGCCTCCCGGCAGTCGTTACAGCATCGGCGCGCTTTGTTTCATGCGGGAGAAACGAAGCAAAACCCTGTTGCGGGGTCTCCCCGCACACCATACGCAGCGCCGTTACAACAAAACTACATGCTTTTGTTTCGGGGCGCTACCGTTTCGCATACTTGTTCCGGTGCGCCTTCTCTTTCAATCTCCCAACATGGAAGCCGCGGCACGCCACGCAGGGATACACGCGCCCGTTATACTCTGGCTTTCGCTTTTGCAGCGACCGCAGCTGCGCTCGGGCCATCCCCTCGCTGTAATGAATCCGCTTGCCTCCTTGCGGGCACACCGTCATGACATCCATGAATTGCCTCCCACTGGATACTGTGCGGCCGGCTGCGCCTTGACCGGAGGCGCGACAGTCTGCGCGAACGTCAGCGCCAGCGCGTCTCCATCATCCGGGCTCGGAATCCCCCGCTTTGCCATATCCTGTTTCGATTCCAGAACAAGCTGCTGGCGATTGTTCAAGTGCCAGCCCGGCCCTTGCAGGTCCACCGCGAGCTTCTGGTCGTTCGGATCGATGGAGCCGCGCGAGAGCCAGTCCTTTAGCTGCTTGCCCCACATAAAGGCCCGCATGTTGGCATAGTGCTGATCGGGAACCTTCACCGAGCCGAAGTTGACCTCGATCACGTTGTTAAAGCCCAGCACGTGCAGCCGTTCCACGATCGGAGCGCCGAAGGCCGAATCAACGAACATCGCCGCCACGCGCTTCTGGGGGGATTGCTCGCTCATGACCTCCGCGCACTTGGCGATCATTTGCTGTCGGTCGATGCGGGAGCCAGGAGTCCGAATCGGCGTGCAAGGATTTCCGTCAAGCCCACGGCGGAACCGGATGATAAACCACGCGCTTCCTCCGTCCGGGACATCGACTCCCGCGATAAGGGGATCATCTGGCAACGCGGACACCACTCGCTTTTGAGCCCCTTCGATGAGGTCACGTCCGATAAGCTGGTCCTCTGCTGCATTCGGCGGTAGACCTCTAACTCGGACTCTGAAGAAATCGCTATCTTCGCCGTAATCCTGGAGCCATTCTTCGATAGTGTCTTTGTTGCTAATTCCAGAAGTTCTTGAATCGATTGATCCGTGATTCCATCGATGCCTTCGATTTCCAAAACAAGTTTCATAGAACATCCCCGTATTGCGCGTTGGGTTCCCGAATGCGAAGATCATCGGCTCGCCGTCCGTCAGGCCACCTTCCGCAACGCGCCAGATTTCATCCGGGATCGCGGAGGCTTCATCAAACACGTAGTAACTTGTTGAGAACCGTGAGTGCTGGCCGGCAAAAGCCTCGCTGTTCTCCTCGCTGGAGCTTTGGCAGGCCACGAACCATGTTTCCTGCTTGTCAGGCTGGCGCGAATAGATTTTGGTGCTGGTGATTTCCCACCAGTCCCGCGTAATCGCGAGCTTGGCCCACTTCTGAATCGCCGCCCAGGTTTTTGTCTCAAGCTGGCTGAAGGTGTTGGCCGTTACCGTGCCGATGGAATCCGGGCGCGTGTCCTTGATCCAGTTGACGATCCAGGCCGCGAAGGTGGACTTACCAATATCGTGCCCGGATGCCCGGCAGAAGCGGATCGGAGCAACGGGAGTTGAGCCATCGAAGGCGCGCGATTTAACAAGCTCGCCGATTTCCTTGAGCGCTGCCGTTTGCCATGTGTCCGGGCCTGTGGCGCTCGCCAGGTCCGTGCCCGGCTCTCCCCAGGGGAACGCTGAGACAACGTAGCCGTAGGGGTCATCGTAGAACTTGGCGATCTCTCGGCAAAGCTCAGCGGAGGCGGTTGCGGTCATGCCCACCGCGCAGATGCCACGTTATCCGAACGCCGCTCGACGCTCGTTAACAGCTTCTTCCAGCAGCGTCCGCAGAGGTCATGATCAGCCCTGCCAAGCCTTGTGCGATGGCCGCTCATAACCCTCTTTCCCTGCTGTTTCGGGCGCTGGTAAGTCGCTGGACGCCCGCATTGCTGACAAGGACGACTCAATGATCAGCCCTCCGCGCGAACCGCTCCCGCAGAATCGCCGCCAAATCCGGCGTGCCGAGCTCCCCGCTCATCTCGATGGCCTTCCGCTTCGGGGCGATGTACTGCGCCAGTTCCGCGTTCATCTTGCCGCGAAGTTCCGGCGAGCAAGCCTCGAACAGCGTCCCGTAGCAGCTTTCACAGGTGCGCTCGTGCACTTCCCCGTCCACCTTGTACTTCGTGCGCCCCTTGCCGCGGCAGACGCCACAGGGCAGCTGATTGAGGGCAATCGTAGCCATCCCAGTGAACGGATCGCAGCCGAGGCGCGCGAGGATTTCCGCCACTTCCTGCGTGCGCTTGTTCGGCGTGCCCTTCTGCCTGCCGCCGATGCGTGTTCCTTTGGGAACTGACACCTATTTCAGCCTATATTAGCAGAGCTTATCTTGGGCGCTAATTCAGGAATGGCGCAACTTACACGCTTCCGAAAACTTGAGCTAGCGCTTACCCAGAGAGGGGCATTGGTGAGCGTGTGCGCATCAACTCCATACATAAGCAGCACCTCGACAACCTCACGGAAGCAACGCACCCCGAAGTTCCGCCAGCGATGGATTTCCTCGACATCCAGAATGTCTATGATGTCTTGCGTGTAGCCCATCCCGTTATTCGATAGGCAGTTGTAGAGCCTCACGGACCAATCAGCCTCAATAATGCACTTGCCAACGCCAGGGCGCTTTGACCGCTGATGCAGTGCGGGCTCCAGCTTGACGAGGTATGCAACCCCGCCTGATGCTTCCAACTTGCCCTGCATCATCAATTCTTGCGCTACAGTGACCCTCTCCACCGGCTCGCCGCGCTCGCGAACCGCCAGCATGGCCTTAAAGATATTGCGGTGCGCCCCCCCGGTGAAGTTCAAGGCAGATACCAGCACAGGGAAATGCTCCGGGTGCAGGAAAATCATGCCCAGTAACGTTGCTTCTAGGTAGTAGCTCATTTGCTCAGCGCGTTCCCTTTCCAGTCCTGCACTTTGTACGGCCAACTGTACGGGTCCAGCAACTTGAAATCCTCAATCGTCACAGCCTGCGAACCTAAAAATTTCCGCTCTTCGTTACCCCGTTTGCCGTTACAGACCATGAAGTTACGTTGAGCGACCATGAGATTGTGTCTGCGCCGTTGGTCCAGAGCCCGCTCGACCCTTCCATGACAACCGTAAACTTGCGGGCCGGGGCGGTTGTGTCCGTGCAGTCCACCTGAATCTTGGGAGCCTGCTGATTGCCGATCGCGCAGACCAGGTTTCCGGCCGTGGCGCGAATTGTCTTGGTGGTTACGGTGCTTTCCGTAATGACGCCTGGGGATTGCCCGCGTGCCGCCGAAAGCAGCACCAGCACGCCCGCAAATGCCAGAATCCTCAGGAGTCTCATTTCTTTCCTCGCATCTTGTCGAAGTTCGCCGCCGCAAGTTGCAAGAAGCCATACAACCAGCCGTACCAGCGCTCTAAGGGCTCAGGCTTAGGCATAGTGCTGATTGCAGCCGAGAAGAGCCACCAGCCACCGACGTATTGAAAGGCTTCCCAGAATGGGCTGTGTTCCATGCTACCCCCTCACCATTGCATCGGGAACCAATCTTCCGGCGTCCCAAATTTCCACGCAAGCCAGCCGCCCGCAATCAGGCCCGCCGCGAACACCACGAACAGCAGCGCCACCAGCCCGAGCCACACGGTCATTCCACCAGCCCCTTCCGCCGCCGATAGGCCCTGCTCCCCTCTGCGGCGACAAGCAAGCCAAGTGCGCCTGATTTTGCCCATTCCCAATCCTTTAACGATTTGAGCTCTCGGAGTTCGTGCTTCAACTCCGCAATATCCCGCGCGATCGTGACCGCCGTCGTCTCCAGGCTCGTGAAGCGCCGCTCATACTCGATCTCGGCATTCAACTGCGCGAGCAGCGAAGTAATTGACGAGAGCCACAGAATAAACGCCAGCGAATACCAGAGCGTAGCTCTGAATGACCTCAAACCGTTATCCCCCTCTTTCTGAGCCCGTCCCGCACTTTGAACGGGTCGGTTTTCCCGGGCCGCAAGCACTCGATTGCATGGCCAATGAACGAAACCACATCGCGCCGGCCGGGATTGATCCGGTCGATGTCAAATTCCCATCGACCATCCGCGTGCTCGATGATTTGCAGCGATTCGCGGGGAACCTCTTCGCGCCAGCCGCGGAGAGCGGTCGCGCCGTGATGCTTCACCTGGTTCCAGCAGGAAAATGCCCGCGAATCCATCAGGGCGGGCTCAAAGGTCGGGGGGACGAACGCTTTGAACCTGTCAACGTCGCAGGATTCCTGAATTACATCAACCCGCGGCAACCCGTAAGAGCGCAATACGGCCTCGATATTGGCCCTGCATTGCGCGATGGCGGCCCCGGTGAGCATCTAGCCTCCGAAAGCCTTTCCAATGGCAGCGTTCAGCCGAACGGTCAACTCGTGAAGCGGCTGAGTGGCTTCGAGAAACCGCTTGCGCAGTTCCGGGTCCTGATTCTCGATCGCAACACGCACGGTGACCGCGATTTCGCGGCCCATTTCGGCGAGCGCGATGATTGCAGCCTCGGTCAGATCGTGCCCTCCATTATGGCGATGTCGCGCTGCGCCAGCCGATACCCGAGCGAGTTCGGATCGCTGCCGTACATGGTCATGGATTTAGCCAGGAGCCCCGCAGGCGATGCCGCCGACATCGGGTCACCTGTCCGGTTCACCATGTACAGCGGGCGCGTGTAGGCCCCGAATTGGCCAGCAGGGGCCTCGAAATACTTGAGCCCGAGAATCTGGGCCACCTTCGCCGCGGATTCCTCGGTTGCGAACATCTTTTCAGCGGTCGGGTACTCGACCATGCGAAACCCGTTCCAGCCGAGTATCTTGGCGTCCTCGAACCAGTTAAACATTAGAAACTCCTCATAAAAACCTACTCAATGGGACATCTAACGCGGGGACTTTACACTGCTTTGCGACAAATGCCGCGTACCCCTTGGGGTCGTTCTGATCCGCTCCGGGAGCATATCCGGCATACACCCCGGCCTTCCCGGCAAAGAATTCGTCCATCGTCAAGCCACGCTGGATGTTCTTCTCGATTTGGACCTTCAGGGCGCTCCATCCAACCTTAGGAGTAGGAAAGGCCACATAGCCGCCTACAATTGGATGGCGGCCCCAGGAACGCAGATTGCCGGGGTTGTTTTGGCGCTGCGAGACGGAATTGGGCCTGTAAAACCCCTCCATCGTGGCGATTGCCTGCGCCATTGATTCCACTAGGCTCATTGCTCTTTGAACGTTAGCAATGCGCCAAACAAATCGCTACCGTTTTGTTTTGGACTCCCCGGCAAGCGGCAGCAGCCAGAACGGAGGGGGTACTATGATTACCGCGCTTTCAATGACTTCGACGGACGCCGAGTTGCGGACCAACGGCTAGGGCTTCAGCGCCTTCTCGATAGTGGCGAGAGCGGCATCGATGATGCGCTTGCCTTCGACCGACTCACGTATTGAGTCAAACGAACAATCGACACTCAAGAATGCCGCCGTGCCCTGTCCGTAGGTTTGCCGAGCATCCCAAGCGCGTTCGATTGCGCCGAGTTTTATACTCGCCTTCTCTAGGGCCCGCTTCGCCTCCTCCAGCGCTGCCTCAAGGGAAGCGATGCGCTCGCGTTGGCGTTTCGTCTTAGCTGTCAATCTCGCCAATGCATGCTGAGAATGGGCGTTCCAGTCGTCATCCGAAGATTGCAATAGTAATTCGATGGCGTCGCTCATCCCTTCTGCTCTCCCTTCTCGCGTGCTGCGTCGATGGCGGCGCGAAAGTTTGTATTTCTGATATCACCAATCTCGTGCGAGCAATATGTCACGTAGACTCGTTCATCCTTAACGTTTCTGAACGCGTACACGTTCTCAACATTCGCAGCCAGCCAATCCAGCCTCTCCGCATCGAGCTTGGCGTCGCAAGCAGCAGGCACTAGCGCATCAGGCTCGTAGGTGAACCTGTCAGTCGGATGCTTACCGAGCAATACTCGTGCGAGCTCATCAAGCAGATCCTTGGATCGGTCTGCCCGCTCCCGCTCGGCGGTGAGTTGGGCGCGGAGCGTAGTGAGTTCAGCAGTTTCGGAGCGCAGTAAGGCCACTCCGTTTGGTCCATGAACCGCACAGGACATTCGCCCGCCCGTCGTTTCACAGCCACGACATCCGTACACCGGAGTTAAGTCAACACTCATTTAGCTTTCCTTTTTTGTTGGTCCACCGCTCTCTGCACAGGGGATGCTGGCGGTCAGCGCGGCGATTCGCTGCACAAGCCACACGATCACATCATGCCTATCTCGACATCGGCGGCAAAGCCTGCGCCAACACGTCATCTGGCACAGCACACATTCACTGTAAACTGGCTCCATCTGCACCCTCCGCGCTCTCGAATCTCAGTACCCCATCGCTGTAGGATGGACCAGCCTAAAAGAATCTCGCTCACGGCTTCAGCGCCTTCTCGATAAGCAACTAGCACTTGTGGAATCGTGCGTTGGCTCGCTTGGCGGTCATCGCGCCGCATTTACAGCGAGGCTGTTTCGAGAGCGGCCGCCCGGCACCCTTACGCTTTCCGCCCCACTGCTTCTTATGAAGCTTCATCTTCCGGCTCGCGGTTGCCAGCGGCAATATCTTCGAGCAGCCACATCTCCTCTTTCATTATTTGCAGGGACTTCACCTCTGCGAGCGTTGGCGGTGTTTCCCTCCTGTCATGCTCCGCGCCGATGCGCTCGATATCGCATTTAAGCAGCGCAGCCTGGCGTGCCGCGTCATCTCGACTTTCAGCGCCGACGCCATACACGAGGGTGCAAGTCAGCTCGACGTTTATGGTGGAACCATCAATGTGGTATCTCATAACTTGATTATGTCAGAAGCGCTTGATTATGTCAAGACTTGATTATATCAGGCTGGAAAATTATAATTGCTGTGTTTTCAACGCCGGGTGTGTCTCACGGCTTCTGGCTCCCTGATTTGTTGGTGCGGCGCGGCTCACGACACACAGCGCATACCCACTCGATAGGATTCCGTAAGCCATTCCAGGTACACTCCAGCGCAAACTCCACTGCGCAAGATATGACTACGATTCCAGCCCAGACAATAAATGCCTATCCTTCCCCGCTGTCGATTGGATGCGGAGAGCCAAATTCTTTTTGGTTGGCTGGTCCTGCTTCTACCGTCGAGGTATTCGATAGCGCGGCGCTTTCCGTGACCAGAACTTCACCAATTGGTGACAATCTTAGAGCTTTCCGCACAAGCTCAACCAACTGGGTATCCGTGTGTGCTACGCCACGGCCTTCGCCTGTGAGTGTGAACGCTGGCCATACGTACACATCCCCCGCGCTCGTGCCAGCATTGGCGGTTGCGAGAGGATCGGGCAACTTCTGAGAAGCTTGTGGGCTGTTAGATACGTCCACACCATCCAATACGAACTCCAGTTCTTCAGCCTTTTGTTTCCACGCATCCCTCTCGCGCCGGAGGGCCATTTCTGACAACTTATGCCGCGCTCGCTCGCTATCCCGCAATTCAATCGCAAGAATGCAGCGCCTTTCCCAATCATCACCCCAGGCGCGTAGTTCTGAAATCTCAAGATTTACATGCCCGCGTTGCTGTGCCCAATCAATCGAGTTCGCTGGCTCGCGAGTCTCTTTGTTTGGTCCACTACTGCCGCCTTCGCTGGGAGATTCCGATAGCGCGGCGGGAAACACCGTCGTTTCTGGATTTATTCCATCAACGAAATCCGCCACGCGGTCTTGCGCCTTTCCAAGCAACGCCACTGCATCCGTGAGGCGCGTATCGCAACCCATTGCCTCAATCACCGCAATGGCTTGCCGTATAGCAAGTTCGCCAGCGCTCATTAACTGCACCTGATTGCGTCTTGGAAATCCGGCCAACGGCTTGTTATCGTCTTTTCGCAAGCGCTCGTTCCCAGCTCGCGCCTCCTTCAGCGATTCGATGAGTTTCAACCCCGCCGATCGCACCCGTCCCTGAATATCCACTCGCTCATCCGTGAAGAGCGCCTTTATCTCAGCGATTTCTGTATCAGTCAAGCTCATAGATGCTCACCCGTTGCAAGATTTTCTTTTGTTGGCCCACTCCTGCCCCGCCGTTGCTTCACGGAGTCTGAGAGCGCGGAGGATGCGGCTGGCCGCTTCGGGCAAGTGGTGAAGTGCTCCCGCATCTCTCGAGCCGTCAACTTCTTCCCGCAGCCCCAGCCGCAGGGCATCTCGACGCCCCTCGGGCGACCGCCTGCATGCTTGGATGGCTTCTTCTTAGGCATTCACTACCACCATTGGCTGCGACTCATACCGACAACCATCACTAGCCCAATGACAGCCAAAAGGATCAGTATCGATCCACCAAGTAGCCCCACGGTCCACATGAGCCATACTGGAATCTCAATAGTCATTGGTTTGGAGGCTCCATCACTGGAGCCACTCCTCCCACTGACGCCCCGTAACAATGGCAACTGCCGCTTGTTTGCGGCGAGAGTATTCGATCCCTAACAGGCTCCCCCAGTTTGACGCTTCAGGATATTTCCACATGTACTCAAGCATTCCTTCCACTCCATGGGCAAACGGCTCTGCCAATTCATCGATAGCGGCCATCGTGGCTGGGTCTTTACTCATTCGGTCGATAGCGGAAATAACCGCCGCCCGAAACATTCTCGAAGCTGTTAGAGCGCGTGGCGTCATATCTAGATTGGGCCACAAACTAGAGTATGTGTCAATAACTATTTGAGGTCCTCACTTCCTTAGTAGGAGTCGGGGGATACCAACTGATGTCGCGCTATCCCCGCGTCGATATCCGCAAACGCCACGAACCGGCCACACTCGTCGCATCTCAGCGACGCCTGCAACCGCCGCGCTGACCGACTACGTGCGACGGCCGCTGTAGGACCGGCCAACGGCTTGTTCTGCTCGCTCATGGCTGCTTCTGCTCCCTCAGTTTGGAGGCGCGCTCGTGACATGCCATTGCGTCGCGGGCAAATGTAGACGCTTCCGCCGCTCGCTCCGCTTCCAGAGCACGGGCTTCGAGGCGTTCGCGTATAAAGTTGTCCATCAACTGATCTAGCGATTTGGAACGCCAACCCTGGAAAAAATCAAGGGCGGCTGCGTACGCTTCCTCTCGGTCAGGCTGGTTCATTCCACTGATTTCCTTTTTGTTTGGCTACTTGTCGCCTTTTTCGGCACACGGCGACGTGCCCCCTGCGAGGGCTTGCGGCGGCTTGGTGCTGTCCGCTGCCGCTTTCCACGGATTCGGGCCTTCGTAGTGGCACATATCGCCATCCGGGCACGGGCAAAGCGGGTCGCCGTGCTTACAAACAACCAAGACCCGTGGCGCGACCATCGCCGCATCCACAAGGAGCCGCTGCATCTCGTTTATTACCTGTTCCATGTGGTGAAGCGTCGCATTGCAGGCTCGATAAACAGCCTCTATGCGCTCGCGTGGGTCAGCCTCCTTGATGTTGAGAATGGCTTCCGCAAGCGCGCGTGTATACCGATGCTCGTTAACCTCCAGCCGGTTTTTATGCACAACAGCACCTCCTGTTCGCTTCACTTGCCGCACTCGATACAGAATGGAACGTGTAGACAGCACGGTCCAACGCCTTTGCCGCTTCCTCTACGGAGGTACCAGACAGCGCCTTAGCTTTTGCGGGCATTAGGAGCCTCCCTTGTCACAATTGCAGGGCTTCCCATCGGCGCGACAAGTGGTCGGCTTCTCGCTCTCGGGTTCGGTGAGGCGCTGAGCGGCACAGCATAATTGCGCTCCCGAACGGGTTGGCCACACCCGTAAGCACCCGTTACACACCCACACATAGGCAGACGTACCATTGCGAAAGAACAACTCTCGCGCCGGTTCAATGGGATCAACTGCAACACAGTGTGGAATGCGAACTACGCGCCGCTCTGCTTCCTCTGCTCTCCTCTGGGAGGCTGCCGTCAGCCGCCGAGCGAAGTTGAAGATGTGCTCGTTAAGGTTTTCGCCAGAGCATTCAAGCCACAGCTCAAGCAAATCAGCGCGTTGTTCCGCAGTCTGTTTCGGTTCAGTCATTGGTATTCGATTCCGTTTCAAAGATTCTCAGGCGTTGCCTTACTTGTCTCGGCGCGGGCCGAAGGTTCAGCGAGCCCGGTGGATGCTGGCTGCGGGTTGGTGCTGGGTGCTGAAATCTCCCACCGAAATTTTGCCTGCCCATAGATGGGTTGCCAATCGCGCATTCTGCCTAGCGCTTCGCGATTCCACCCGCTACTTGGTTTACACTCGGCGACCACCGTCCAACCCGCTCCACGAAGCGATGCTCCCGACTCGGTGGCAAGTGTGTATGTAATTAGTTTGCGACCACCCATCGCACGCCATGCCCTCCAGCAAGCACCATATAGGAACGAGTTTGTCCCCTTTGGGGCCGTGTCCAGTACACACGAGCGCAAAACTTCAGCGGTCCAGTCGTCATTGAGTAACCGTGCCAGCGGTCTACCAACAATCGCAACCCCCACCAACCCGTTACCATCCGACGCTCCGACTGCGAACTTGCCGCCGTCCCGAGCTGTGCGCCCGTTGTGACGGTGGAACTGCTCCACGAATTGGTTCGCTGCGCGCAAAGTCAGAGGCACAAGCATGAGCTTCATCGAAGTCCCGGCAAGCGGCTAGGCACAACAGCATCCCCGACGCCAACGTTCGCCGCACTCTCGGAATCCCTGTGCCCCACGTCGGCAGCACGGTCCCACGGCTTAGATTTTTCCACTCTCTCTACTCCTTTCCTTCCGTAGGCCGGGCCCAGCGCTTTTTAGCGTTCTCCCGGTTGCTGATGTTGCTCCGGTTCTTGGCTCTCATCTCCGCCGCCGTCCGCTCGATACGTTGCGCTTTCGACATCGACACATACCGCGCCCGCACATTCGCCACGTGTTGAACGTCATCCTGCCACGGCTGAAACAATATAGGTGCTTTATGTTTCATAACTTACGCCCTTCTGCGCCCGTACTTGAGCCGCATTTCTCCCGCCCACCGCTCCATCCGAAGCCGCTTTTGACTGCCCCGCGGAGCCCTGTTTCGATACCGCCACTTGTGCTTGAGACCCGCTGTCACCCTGGCTTTGAATGCGCTGTCGAAGCTGCGATCCGGGCCGGGGCGTGTTCGCCAGTCTGAAGGGATGCATTCCTGTTCGATATCACCCCAGCCGGCTGCAATAAAATCATCGAGATATCGAAGCTCAGGCGGCAGAAGAGGCATTTCCCTCCTTACGATGAACCTCTGCCGGGAAGTTCAGCCGGGCAAATTCACCGAACAGCTTCCGGGCTGCTTCGTCGTAGGCTCGGGCAGCGGCTTCCGGCTGGAGAAAGCTCCCTAAGCTGAGGCGCTTACCACCTGGACAACGAATCTGCGCGCGCCACCGTCCCGAACTACGGTCAAGGTGAACTCCCTTAAAGGCTGACGATGGAGCCTCATTTCTCGTGTTCGTGCGCTTCTTGCAGGTATTGTGAGCATTCTGGCGAGCTGTCGCGGCCCGCAGATTCGCCTTGCGATTATCGAGGCCATCGCCATTGATGTGGTCCGCCGTTACGCCTTTCGGCAAGCCAAGAATGAACCGTCCCAACTGCTGGCGTTCGCCATTAACTGTTCCGATTGCGTACCAACCCGTTCCGCGCCTCCCTGGTGATGCATACCAAGAGAAGGCGTTGGCACGCTCGAAGTCCTCGGCATCCACCAGTGCGGTGTAGCCTTGCGTAAGAATGAGCACTCCGAACCCTTGGCTCATTCTCCGCTCCTTGCCGAACCACTACGAATCCGTGCCACAAAACAGCTTGGCACGGGACGCCGAACCATTTTCGTGCTGCGAGCGCCCCGCTCAACTCCGCGCCAATTGGGCGGACCGCCTGCAAGTCCCACCGTTTCACCATGACGTTCTACCTTGACACGGTAGAGGTCACAGATTCGAGTTCTGTCGGGCCCACCACATTCCAAAGCGTTTAGCATCGTTCAGTCCCGTGCCATCCGTTCTATTTCCGCGCCACTTCCGTTCTGGTTCGGAGAATCGTGGTTAGCGTACTTAAAACTGAAGAGTTGATCCAAAATCGTTGGAACCTGCCCCTTTGTGTCCAGAATCTCCTGGAGCCTCGATATGCACCATTCCAACCCCATCACCAAAACTGCCGATTTCAGATGAACGTCAGCCTCAACCATCGCCACCATTGCATCAGCAGTTTCTTCTGGCCCGTTCTCCTCTAAAAACTCGGTCCACGTGCTCACTGTTTTGTCTCCCCTGTCGGCCCCATCAGCCGATCAAACATCCGCCCTACCTGATCCGATTCCCGCTCTGGGTCCACCAGGAAGTATTCGAGCGTGGTTTTCAAATCCTTGTGACCCGCCGCCTTCTGCGCTTCCATCGGCGTTGCCTGTCCGACCGTCTGCCGCCAGCTTACGTTCTGCCTGCGGAAATGATGCCAGCCGAACCCTTGGAAGTAGAGCCCCAGCCGCTTCAGCGCCGGGCGAAGCTCGTACCGCAGAATGTCCGACTCGATCGGCGGCAGATGTGGACCGCCGAACACCCACCAGTCCCGCGCGTGCGGTCCAGGAAAGCGGGCCTTGAATTCCTCCACGAAAGGTCCCAGCCTCCGCGTGCGCTTGCTCGCTTCCGTCTTGGGCTCCGCGATGTCGCCCCGGTAGTATCGGCGATTCACCTTGAGCGTTGCCGCTTCCATGTCGATGTCCGACCACTTCAACCCGAGGATTTCAGATACCCGCAGCCCGATGAGCGTTGCCACGAGAAGCATGAAGCGCGTATCCGGAGAAACCGCCGCGAGAATTGATTGGAGCTCGCCCGTGGTCAGCGGCGGGCGCTGAGACAAATTCCGTATAGTTTGTTTCACGCCCAATTTCACGCCCACAGCAGGGTTTTCTCCAGTCCACCAGCCCCAATCCTTAGCCGCTGCGAAGATGCTCGACAGAACGCCCCGCAGCCCCTCCCGTGTCCACCAGGAGAGCCCGTCCTTGGCTTTGCCTGCAATCCACGCCTCAATCAGCGATTGGTCTATGTCTCTCAGCGCTCGGTCGCCGAACGCCGGCAGGATGTGCGTTACGATTTGGCTTCGGTACCGCGCCTGCGTTCCAGTCCCGAGCAATTCCAATCGCCCCTTCTGGTAGCGCTCGACCACTGCGCGGAACGAAACACGGGCCTGGCCCACGAACAGCCCGGAGTTCACGTTCTTCAGGAATTCGCCCCGCGTCTCTTTCGCCTGCTTCAGCGTCATCTCGTCGCAGAAGCCGATGCGCTGGGGGCTCCGCGGGTCGCCGCGGCGAAGTCTCACTCGGATGAACCAGTACGGTCTTGCCACGTCTGTACGCTTTTCCAGCTTTGGGTCCTGGTAGCGCTTCGGCATATCGTCGTATCCTCCCGGAACGGGAAGATTAGCCGAATTTAGAAGCACGCGGTTCATGAGATTTGTTTCAGTCCCGCCAGGGGAAATTGGTTCCACTCGCGCCCGTCGAGCTCGCGCCCCGCTGCTTTCTTGCCCACGCGAACAAGCTTGTCATTGTGCTCGCCCCACTGCTTCATGAAAAACGCGGTTCCGGCCGCTTGGCACTGATCGCGCACGCTCCGCACCCAATCGGGCTGCATCGGCCGTGCGCCCGGCCCAGATTCGCCGCCGCAGATTACCCAATCGAGGGCGGGCAGATACTGGCTGAGATCCACAGGACCAAGAGCAGGCTCATACGAAACGAACCTTACCGCCGCCGGTGTCTGCAAGAGCAGAGGGAGTCGCCTATCGGCGTACTCCTGGTTCTCGGCAGAGACTCCCAACCAGAGGTTCGGCAATGGCGGATCTGGGACGCGCCCGGCAGCCCGCTCGATCCGCTTCGTTAGAATCTGGTACGTAATCCACGGAGTCTGCCGAATAACCCCGTAGGCTTCATCGCGCCACGGGTCAGCCTCTTCGATGAACCAATCAGACCATGAGCAGGTGAAGCACATTGCTGGCTCTTTCGGCCATTTCAATGGGGCATAAAATGTGGTCTTAGAGCGAACCACAATGTTTGGATCTTGTCCGTAGCGGGCTTTGTCCCGGAACATGTAGCAGCCCTTACATCCTGGGCTTACTTTGTGGCAGCCGTGAAAAGGGTTCCAAGTTCTATCAGTCCACTCGATGCCCGTATCTCTACCCATTGTGATTTCCTCCCGTCGCGGATGCCTCTGCTCATCGGAGCTTCACCGAGTCGAGTTTGTCGAGCGCCTTCCGAATCTGTGCCCGTTCAATCTCGCCAGCCAGCTTCGATGCGCTCATTGCCCACGCTCCGGCAAGCGGCTAGGCACGACAGCACCAACGGGCAAAGGCTCCGCCGCACTCGACGTGCCCTCAACGGTTGCTCCAGCACGGTCCAACGGCTTTGGTTTGCTCTCCAGTTCCTCACGTGTTCTCAGCATCTCAGCGCATCTCCTTCGGTAACCGCGCGAACACTACGCGGCCCGTCCGCATCCGCCAAAGCAGCTCCCGGCGAATCTCCTGAATTTCAGTGCGTGTCTTTCGCCCGTAGCGCATACACCACCACTTCAGCCACCAGCGACTTTTGCAGCGCCGCCCATTCGTGCCGTGGATGATTGGCTCCATCCGAAACGACGCCATCAGGCAACCTCCGCTTCCCCGACTTCCTTGCGAGCCGCCGCGCGTTCTTCGAGTTGCTTTGCTGCTCCCTTGGGGTCGAACGGCTTCTCCGGTTCCGGCAGCGCCTTAACGCCGGCCGCAGCTTTAGCAAGCAGCCCAGCCGCTTCCGAGCCCGCAGCCGGAAGAATCGCTGGCTCGTGCTCGAACGTGCGCCCGGTTTCGCTCGGAACGCCGGTCGGGTACGCCGCGCTGATTTCTGATTGCCGATCCAACATGCGCTCACGGTCGTTCTTCGGGCGGAACTTTGAGAACCAGATTTGCCAAATCGCCTGAAGCCCGGGCCATTCGCGGTACAGGTCCACCGTTCGCTGCGCGAGCCACATCACCTGCTCGTCGCTCGCGCAAACTCGCCCCAGTTCCGCCATCAGTTCGGCTCGCTCATCCTCACCGCCCGGAAAGAACTTCAGGAGCGCCATCTTTGCCACGGCCCGTCTAAATCCGCTCGTAGTCTTCGCCGGAGTTTTCGCCATGCTGCCTCTTTTGCTCATCCTCGATCAGGTGTTTTATAAACAACTGCTCCACGCGGTCCATTTTCGTTTCCTTCGGACTATCTCTCGCCTTGATTCGGATCGGTCGCTGCCACATGCGATTTTTCAGGTAGTTCTGCGGAAGGGGAATGAACCCGGGGTCATCGTACTCGCCCGCTTGCTTGCGCCGATACAGCCCAGTGACGGCATCAAGCCTCTGCCCCACGTCGAGCCGCTTCCACTCCCAACGCGCCTTCTGCCAGTCCGTCTCGCTGCCGTGCATCCCGACCGCAAGCGCGGCTTCCTGGAACTTCGGGGAGTCATCGAGCACAGGCGCTAGCTGGATTGCCAAATCGGGCGCAGCGTCCGGGCGCGAGTCTTTGGTTCCCCCCAGACCCCCTTCCTGAGAAACAGAACCCGAGACAGACTCAGACTCATACGCGCGTAGATCTACGTTTTCTCTACGTTCGTAGGTACGATCGTATGTACGTTCGTAGGAAGGTTTTTCTGATTCTAAAGGTACTTCGTAGCGCGCTCGCACCGAATCGGATGCACGCCTGCTTTTTTCAATCGCCTTTTTTCTTTCAAATTCCTGGCGAGGATTTACCAAACGCGTGGGATCATCCGGCGACGTAATGAACTTTCTGCCGACGCGTTCCCACATCTTATCCGCGTAGGAGCGCCGATCACGGAGAGCCCTCGCGCGCTCGGCGGGATCGGCCGGAATCCCCTTGTTCAACCAGGAATGGTTCAGGCAGCGGATATAGAACCCGATTTCCGAGTCGCCCATTTTCCGAAATTCTTCATCGGTATCAGCATCACCCGGATACCACTTGAAGTACGGCAGCGCGTTCGCCATTTAGAACAGTTCCCCTCGATTCGTCCAGACTTCCACTCGCGCTTGTTCTTCCGCCTGATCCTGTGGAATGTGGCTGTTGATTCCCACCCGCTCTTCGTAGAGATAGCGGAGCGCCTGCGTCCAGGTGGTCACATCGTCCGGGTTCACCGGGAGCCCTCTTTGTTGGCCGGTCCTGCCGCGCCGTCGTTCACGGATTCCGAGAGCGCGGCGAGCGCTCGGGCCCGGTCATCCGGCGAGTAGAAGGCGTACCAGTTGACCCCCGTTTCGCGGTTGCGCTCCACAATTTCAATGCCGATGCCCGCTTTCTTCAGGTCGTAAATCCGGGCGCTATAACGGAAGGCAACTTCGTTCAGTTCGGAATTGGACACCCGTTCACGGCTTACCATGTACCGCAGAATCGCCACGCATTGACGATTCAGGCGCACCTGCTCCTTGGCGTCCAACCGGGCATCCGTGAACTGCCGCGGAGCCTCGAATAAAGGCATCTGGTTCATTGCTTGCCCACCTTGACCACCGTGTATTTCACTTTTGGATAAGTCGCGCGGAACAGCTTCGCCTTGATTCGGTACACTTCCGATTCCCAGCCCTTAACCTCGATGCACTCGCGCGAGCCGTCCAGGTGATAGACCTGGAAATCCACCACCACCGTGCAAATCTTCTGCTCGTTCACGATGATGGGGAACCGAATCTGCGAATCCCACCCGATGATTGCTTTCGCCATCCGCTGTAGCTCAAGCTCCTGGGCGTACACACATTCAGCTTTGGAGTGATACACGCGGCCTTGAAACACCCGCTCGTGCGCTGGCGCGATATTGCGCACCTTTCCTGGTCTGGAGGAGCCGCGCGAGTTGATGTCCTTCTCGGTCCAGTTCATTTCAGACCTTTGCAGATAGAATGGCTGCGTCGTAATCCTCACCTTTTCGTAGCTCTCGGATGAGGCTCTGGTCGGAAAGGCGAATCAAGAGCGCCTTGCCATCGGTGTTACTCTTTTGGTCATAGTGCGGGTCAGAAACTCCCGCATCGCAGTCAGCCCGCAAGAATCCAACCTTCAGGGTTCTACCGCCAACTTGAATCCACTTTCCCAACAAAGGATGAATCATATGTTCTCCACTCTCCGGCAAGCGGCTGTAGCCAGCACGGGCTGGTCGCTGTGATTACCGGGCTCGCTACTCTCTCGACGGTCTGCGCGACAGGTAGCAGCCCAAGGCACCTTGTATTCCCTCAAACACTCCCTACATCGGTAAACAGCGCTTCCCGCATACATCACCTTGCGATGAAACACCCGACACATCAGTTCACCGATGCTCATAAATCACACTTCCCGCCCGGAGACGTAAACGGGAGCGGGCAAAGCCGCCAGGCGCTTACGCGCCACGTCTCCGAGCGAGAACCTTTAAATTGCGCTTTCGGAGAGTGCTGCACGCCCGGAGGGCCTTCCCCTTTGGGGAGCCTAACTCCAAAGATGCGAACAGCACCCTCGAAAAGCGGGGGCCGAAGCCCCCTACGAAGCTATCCCCTGCGATTTCGCGTGCTTCTTCACCGTGGCTTCCAGAACGTTGACGAACGTCCACATATCCGCCGACTTCCCGCGCAGCACTTCATACTCGTCACTGGCGACATCCGAGCCGATCAGGTTCGCCAGCTTGGCCTTGTACTGCTTCAGCACTTCCACCACGCTCGAATCGGGCAGGCGGGAGAAGATTTCCGGCGTGATGCCGGGGTTCAGGAGCTCGCCGTGCGCCGCCGCTTGAGCAATCTTGTTCACCACGCCCATGCGCTTGTAGACCGAATCACCGCTCTCCCGGTCGGGAATCTCATCCGCCGACTTGTAGGAGTATTCGCCGAGCACCATCGCGTAGAGCGCATCGCCAAGCTGCTGCTTCATCTGCGCGAAAGCCTCCAGCATCTTCGGGTTCTTGGCTGGCGGAGACTTCATCTCCTGAACCTTGCGATCAGCAACTTCCTGGGCCGCTTTCTTGCCCCTGGCGGGCGAGTCCTGCGATTCCCCGCGCCCGCTGGCCTCATTGCCGTCGTCATCGTCAGCAGCCAGCCCAATCAGCGCCGAGAGCCCATATCTACGGGCATATGTCAGACAACTGCCGAGCGCCTGCGGAGTTCCCTTATCCGAAGTCAATGTAAGATCGCTCGAAATCCACTGCCCAGAAATATGCGCCAGGATGGTGGTGACGGTCACCTTTGCCCCGTCTGCCGTGGCCGGCTGTAGAATCGCCAACCCGTTATTGGTCAGCACCTTCTTGCAGGCATCGAAACAGGCTGCGAGGTCGGCATACTTTGACCCGAAATGCGGGTTCTTGGCATCCTTGGCAGCCGCCCCCATGAGCGATTGCGCGGAAACAAGCGCCTTAACAAGCTCTCCAATGTGCTCACTGCGTTCGTAATTCATACATCTCCCCATCTGCCACCCGCACAAGCCGCGAACCTCCGATCTCCAGACGCGCGTTGCCGTGTTCCGTCATACTCACTCCATCCGTCCCGGATCAGGGATGTTTCGACCGTACTCAATCGCTGCGTATCTCCGGCACCGCTCGCAATACTCCGAAAACTCCTTCGTTGACAGCTCTGTCGTGCTTCGTACCCGCTCGCGACCGTTCTCGTCCGTGACTCGCAGGAATTGGAATTTCAGGCTCTCGTGGGCCTTTTCGATCTCGCTCTTATCGTCAACTTCATAACCCCACTCATCCGCGAATTCTGGGACAATCGCCGCCCAATACCAGTCGTTCTGCGATAGGCTGCGCGCTTTCCGTGGAGGCCCCAGACGCGCTTCTACTTCACGCCCCTCGAATGCAGCCAGAGCCGCCGAAAGTCCTGGCAGCGTTCCACCGTTAACCTTCCCTCGGAAAGTTTGTGCGGTCGCCATTAGTACGGAGGCTCCCATTCGTCAGCCTGATTCGCTGCTCTGGTTGCGGCTTGTGCTTTGTCCGAACCGCCCAGCAGAATCAGGTCCTCGGCGATGACTTCCGTTACATACTTCTTGTGCCCCTGAGACTCATAGCTGCGCGTCTGGAGTCGGCCCTCAACGAACACTTCCCGGCCCTTCGTCAGATGCTCGGCCACCTTCTCCCCGCCATACTTGATGATGTTGTGCCACGAAGTCTGCTCCTTCCATTCGGAGCCATCCTTGTACCGATGGCTGGTCGCCATTGAAAAGGAAATGACAGCCGTACCGGACTGGAGAAACTTGCACTCCGCGTCTTTCCCGAGCCGCCCAAGTAGCAGGATTCTGTTAACCGACCGTGACATCAGACCGCCTCCTGGAATCCAAACTTGGCGAACTTCGCCTGATAGTGCGCCAGCAGTCCATCCCGCTCGACGCCGTGATGAGCCCAGAAGCTCTTCCCCAGAACATGCTGAGACTCCGGGCCGTGCTGGTGATGCGTGTCCCCGCACATGGGAAGCGTTTCCCGGTCGCTCGATTTCTGGCTAAGTCCCCGCGTGCCCACGTGCGCAACCTCAGTCGGCGAGGTCTGCTTCAGCCCGAGCATCACGCATAGGAAACAGGGCTGGTAGCCGATGAAGGCTAAGTAAGCGAAGTCCCGCACCCTGCCGCGCCGCGGCTTCGACCTGCGAGCCTTGACGGGCGTGCGCCGGGCGATTGGGGAGCGCTTCAACATTCCTCGTCCTCTCGGGCCAGCTCCAATAGCGCGAAAACGTGCTCCGGCTCCGGCTGCATCGTGCGGCCGGCGTCAGCGAGAAGCAGTAAGGCTTCCGAGCGGGCAGCAAGTGACATCAGGCCGATTTCTCCATTTCGATTCCAAGCTGCACCCCGGACATAATCGCCGCGAGGATCAGTCCCTCAAGATGGGCACGCCTGCAATCCGGGCGCTCGGGAGCGCAGAACATGAACATGTCCGCATAACTCTGGGCGCACTCAACGACCTTCGGGTGGTCCACCACTTCGCAGCCAAGCGGGAGAAAGCGCTGGGCACGGTCCACATTCTCGGCGGAGTGCCCGAACACCTTGCTAGCGGCTTCATCGACGGTTTGCGGCATCGTTCAACCCTCCCGCGACAATCTTCACCAGCAGCCCAATCGTCCCCACCATCAGGGCGCTCGAAAGCCCACCACGAAGCCAGCCGCCCGCGTAGATGGCGAGCCCGCAGGCCGCAAGCAACATGAAGCCGCATGTGCCGAGAATCACCGCCGTTACCCAGAAGGGGCAGGAAACGCGCCGGGGTTCCGGTTCTACTCCCAGGCGCTCGAAGGCTTGCTTGGATGTCACAGCTTTACCTCGGAGAGCGTACTTGTCTCGGCTTCCGTCGCAGGCTTCGCGAGCCCAGTAGGTGCTTCTACCGCTCCGTCCTGTCCGCTAAACTGCGCTTCGATGGTTTGTACCCAGTCGGCGATGCGTTCGCGGGTCCAGATAAAAGTGTCATTAAGGCTGACGATTATTGACAAAAGCGGAATAGGTTCCCGCTCCTGAGACTCAGGGTGGAGGAATTTCACATCCAGAATTGGGAAAGTGGCTATGAGAGGGAAAGGGGCTATGAGAGAGTAATCAGGTTCATTGCCATCAACCGCCATCACCCCGACAGCCTCACACGCTGCCCCGAGCGCACAGGAGCCACGTTCAGATAGGTAGCAGCCCCACGCCTGCGGCCTAAGTACGCAACCCAACCGAATTGCTTCCGACAGTTTCATCGCGGACCTCCAAAATCACCAAATGTCAGCGGCCCATTCAGCAGCGCCGAAGTGGCTGACAGATACCCCGTCATGCCAGCAATGAGCCCCACCAGCAACGCTGCGAGGATGATGAAGGCCCACGCTGCGCTTCCCGCTTCAGCCTTCCGCAACAAGCCCCGCTCCGAGCGGGGAGACAGGCGGGCAATGCGCTCCTCGCCGGAGTAGACCTCCACGTAGGCCCCCTCTTTGCGGTACTCTTCCACGCGCTCAATTGCCTCCGGCAAGATCACTGGCCCAAGCTCGGACCACTCGCCACCCCGGCAGACCTTCAAGGTGAGTTTTACCGTTTCACTCACTTGCCGACCTCCAACGCAAACCGCGCCCCGCATCCGTGGCACTCGCAAAAGCCTTCATCGAAGCGCTCCCCGTGAGGCTCAAAACTCGTCGGCGCTTCCCGATACTCCAGGTCCGTGCCGTTGCACTGCGGGCAGCGGGCAGTATCGTAAGCCTGCTCAAGGGCGCACTCGGCGCACAGTCCCGGCGCATCAGTGGGCTTGCCGCAGGGGCATTCGTAGCCGCTCTCGTACAGCGCCGGAGCGAGTTCTTGGGGAGTCTGGGAGAGCATCAGCGGCCCCCCTGTGAGTAGTACGCCTTCAGGGCATCAACATCGAAACCGCCATGCGCGAGGCGATGGAACGCCATATTGAAGTCGTCCACCAATCCGGCTTCCCAAAGGCGCTTCGCTTCCTCGACTGTGACCACCTTCCCAGTGGCGTCGTTGATGGAGTAGTCGGATGCGGAGTTCAAATACAGGCTCACCATCACGCAGCCTCCGCCGTCGCTGGCGCTGGCAAGCACGCTCTGAGTGCAGCCGCTAAACCCTCAGCCGCCTCTGCCGTGGGGCAAAACAACGAAGCGGTAGCGCCACCGGCAACATTAATCGAAACCCAATGCGACTTTTCTGCGTGGTATACATCCACGGAAAACCTATCGGGAGCCACGTTCAAATGGATATTCAACGTCAAGAGACACCCCCGACGTGCTCATAGATGGCTCCCGCCAATCCGGCGAGTCCAAACAGTAAGAGAAGAGAGAGCAAGGCAATCATGCGATCCTCCGGTAAGCAAGCTGCGGCCGCGCGGGGGTGTTCGGCCTCATCTGGTGCAGTAACAGCACGTCGCGCACGGTTCCGACCGGGATTCCAAGTTCTTCGGCGATATCCTCACTGGATTGCCGAACCTGGAACTGGTCGATGATGGACTGCCGCACGACGGTGGACAGGTGACGGGGTTTTACCCGCACACGTCCCATTGGTTTGCGTTTTGTCTCAATCGCCTGGGGGGGTGGCTCTTGATTAGTCATATGTCTGTCTCCACTATGGGATTCTCTGGTGACCATAGGGATTAGCTGGCGCGGCGAGTTTGCCGCTCTCCGCGCCGCCACGGTTGAGGATTCGCGACCTTGTAGGCTTCCCATGCCGCAGTGATTAACTCGCCGATTCCAAGGCCCGCGTGTGCGCTCTCGATGCGGATTTCGCGATGGACCTCGAACGGGATTCGGGCCGTCACCGACGTACCCGGTTGCGCTGCGCCTTGAGGCCGTGTATCGTGTGTCATGGTTTACAAATGGAGTATTACTCATTTGAGTAACGGAGTCAATACTCAAACCCACTTTTTTTCATTAATTCTGCAAATGGAGCTATAAGGGACGCTGATGGCTAGGTTCAACGCCGAAGTAGACGATGAGAAGCTTTGGCTAGAGTTCCGGGGAAGGATTGGGGCGACGGCCAACCTGACTCAGAAGTGAGACGGTTCATGTCAGCATTATGCTTGAGCGGAGCAAGCATGTCAACAGGAAAGTAGTGGATGCTTGGTCGGCGAATCGTGGAACGCACGAAGGCGATGAAAAATGTTGCGGAAAGACTTGACTATGTTAAGCGGGGCGCCGGAGAATGTTTGTAGCTGGTGAACCCGGTCGAAGTTTTCTCAGGACCTAACCGGGCCCACCGCCGAGAGGAAGTGTTGGTATGAGATTATAGACACCGCCCAGGTGGGCGGGGGGCGGAGGAATCCGCCCCCATACACAACAAAACTCCTTTTTGTTTTATACCACGGTTCCGATGAAAGGAAAAGAGTGATGAGTACAGAAACTATCGATTATGCAGCGGTTCTGGCCGATCTAGAGCAAAAGCGGGCTCTCCTTGATAGCACGATAGCCTCTCTGCGAGCGGTCCTTGCCGGTGTTGGCCTAACCGATACTGTTCCTTCGTCTGGGTCGGGAGGCCACGCAGGACCACAATTCCAGAGCGGAGAGATTCCAGCAGGCGCATTTCACGGGAAAAGCATCCCCGAGGCCGCCAAGATCTATCTAGAGATCGTTAAGAAAAAGCAATCGACACGAGAGATCATGGAAGCCCTCTTGAAAGGGGGGATGGAAACCACTTCCGACAATTTCGAGAGCACTGTTGCTGCCGGTTTGAATCGAGCGAAGAAGCTCTCAGGCGAAATCGCAAAGGTTTCCGGCGGTTGGGGATTGGCATCGTGGTATCACCCTGGGGTACGAGCCGCCGCCAATCAGCCTGCAAAGACAACGAAGAAAAAACCGAAGTCAAAGGCCAAAGCAAAAGCGAACGCCAAAGCCAAACCGCCAAGCGCCCCCAAAGCGGCCTCGCAATCGACACCCGCGTCCGAGACGAAGGCACCGACCACGGAGCAAGCCGACCCCTCGGGGCCGCAATCGATTATCGAGGAGTGTATGGCCGCATATTGCAACCAGAGCATTTCAGCTAAGGAAATTGCAGAGGCATACGGCATCAAGATTCAGACGGTGGGGCTGATCCTTGGAAAACTCGTCAAAGCCGGCAAAGTTGAAAAGCATAGCGATGGCTTCCGTGGAATCCCCAGCAACGTGCAGCAGATGCCGCGAGCGGTCTAGGCTTTCTTCCGTTTCTTCCAACGGGACTGCGCGGCTTTCAATGCTATTTCGCGCCGACGCTCGTCGGTTAAGGCTTCGGCGCGCGCCTTGCCTCAAATCTTGCCGCCTCGTCGCCCAAGCTCAGCCATCACTCGCGAGATTTCCGCATCGGTGGCTTTCGGTTGCTCAGATTCAATCTGCCCCGTGGAGAGCGCAACTAGGTGGTGTGCGAGCTGGTTTACGTCGCGCGGTCTCTTGGGTCTAGTTTCCTTTGCTGGACGTTTCGCCATGCTTCCAGCTTCGCAGAGGATGCTTGAGCGGGTCAAGCGGGCGCAATTTCAAAGTAGCCCACTACCGGAAATCCGGTAAGTCCGAAGGCTTCAGCAGCCCTGACTTCGCCGCGGCTCCTACTGCGTGCATGGCATTATTGACGCCCAGGGACCTGTACAGCGCCGTTTTTTGAACCGTGACCGTCTTGGGGGACGTTCCGAGTTCCGCGGCGATTTCCTTGGTGCTCTTTCCCCGCGCCAGGGCCTTCAATACCTGCATCTCGCGCGCGGTAGGGATGGAATGGAAGTGAACACAGGCGCATTTCGGCCAGGAGCACTTCGGCCCGTGAATCCCCTCCAGATGCCCACAGCCCGCGCACACTCGCCGCTTGGTCGCCAGCGTCATTGGACGTAAGCCGCCGCCGAAGGAGTGCTCCCAGCGCCGCCCGCAGATTGAAGCGGGCCAATATCAACCCCGGCTCCGGCCCCGAGCGTGATGGTTCCAGGCCAGCCGGTGGTCTTGAGGTCCGCCCCGCCGCCGGCCGTGCTGTTCAGGCTGAAATCACCGTTTGCATAATCAGTAAACGGATCAACGGTGATAGTTATCTCTGTGGATGCGAGCGCAACCGGGGTCGCGGCTTCGGCGATGTCCCCGCCAGTGTTGTCTCCATAGGCGTTGGATTGCCTGTCTGTGTTCTGAAGACTGACGCCGGTTGAAACGTAACTCAGCCCGACTCCGCCGTTGCCGAAGATGACGGAATTCTTGATACTACTCGACTGCGAGGTCCCTTGAGTGATAGTTATTCCGGTGCTTGCGTTGTCAATAGCCACGCATTTGTCGAACGAGACGAGAGCCGATCCGTTCGAGACGGTAAGAGCGAACCCGCTCGTACCGGCGCCGGACACAGCGGAACGGAGGCAGGTGAAGGAGTACGGGCTTCCGTCGCCAACATCCTGAACGACTCCGGAGCCTCCAGGGCTGTCGATCCAGCTATCGATCAGCGCGAGGTTCCCGATTCCGCCAAGTGAGATGCCGTGGGAGACGGTGTTGCTGATCTTAGTGTTCTCGATGTGCAGGTTTCGGATACGAGGGTCGGATGTAGCGATGATGGCGACGTTAAACCCGGAGAATAGCGCCCTTTTGATCACCACATTCGGAACCCAAAACCCGCCCGTTGTGCCGATCGCATTCCCCCGCGTCCCGGCCGTATGGGTCATTTCAACGAAATCAAAGACGATCGTCTGGAGTCCATTGTTCAAGGTGAATAACTGGACGCTGTTAGTGGCGCTGGTGATTGTGGGCCGCGCGCCGTAGTCTCCCCAGGCAGTTTGGTATCCACGGAAAACGATGGAAACGGGCCCAGAGGCGAGCGTGATTGTGGACGTGATTGTGTACGTTCCGTCTTCTACATTGACAATACCGCCTGACGTGTAAGAGGCATTCGTACCCTGGATCGGCCCGTCCCACGTCGCGCAAGCCCCGCCCATCTTGGCGACCATATCGGAGGACGCGCCGCTCGTGATGTTCCGGTCCATGGTCCAGGTGTTGGCCCCCACGTTGACGCTTGAGATGTGAAAGGTCCCCGTCACCGCGTTCGTGCCGGAAGCGACCTTGACCGTGTTGTTTACATCGTCCGCGGTGACGGTATAGCCAGCCAGGGTCACGGTAGCCGATGCCGCGCCGGCCGACGCGGTAATGACCGCGCCGTCGATCGCGACTTGTGCTGCATCCTGTATGGCGTAGTTCGTGCCAGTACCGGGGGTCGGATAGAACCCGCATCCGTTCAGGTTTGTGCCCCCAGCCCGAACGCCCCATTGCATACCAGCGGGGATAGCGGCGAACGCCTGTATGGCCGAAAGAAGCAGAATAATTAGTCGCATGTTAGTTGCTCGCCTGAACTTTTAGTGAAATCGCCACGCCGGCCACTGTCGCCGGTGAAGTCATTTCGAAGCAGACCATCGTGTTTGCGGCGAGATTCTTTGACCAGCCGACTAAGTTGGAATCACTGTATAGCGAATCGGCAGTGAGCGCAGGAGTAGCCGAAGCGGTTATGGAAGCCGTCGATGCTGTGCCGGTCCAGCTCGCCAGTGGAACAGTGAGAACGTCTACCTCGGCATCGCCCGAAACATTCCCGACCAGGCTGACGCTCTGGATCGTTCCTGCGAAATTGACCGGGACACATGCCGTCAAATCATCCGCGAGCGCCGAAGCCCCGGATTGGAAGCTCCCGAACGTGGCCCCGATGGACCGGATCGCGCTGTTGATTGACCCGGGAGGCGTTACGATCCCAGTGCCGCCTTGCAGCGAAACACCGTCGATATACCAGCCGATTGTCGTAGAGCCACTATTGACGCCCGAAACCTCAATCTTGAGCGTCGTAACGAGGCTTGAGCCCGTTCCAAATAGCGACGTGGGAATGGAGACCTGCTGGTAGACGCCCGTGGTCGCGCTGTTGAAGCCGAACTGCCCATCGCGGAGAATGACCGGAACGCCAACTGGAGTCGAGCCATTCAGCCAGTAAACGAGCAGGTATCGAGCCGCATTCCCGCCGCCGTTGCCGGTGGGCCATTGCGCTTTCGAGCGGATGTAGAACAGCAGATTATTCCAGGAGCCCAGATTCTCAGTCCCCGCCGCTGGCTTGGTCAGTGTGACGTACGCGCCCCTCGCCGCCGCGGTCGCTTCGATGTCCTTGGTGCCTCGGTACGGATTGCTCGAAGAGTTCGCGTTGATGGTTCCCCCCGATACCGCGCTCGTCCATTCGGTGTCCTCCTCGTAGATGGAAACCAGCGAAACGCCCGTGGGGCTCGTGGCTCCCGCCGCGACGTATACCAGCGTCAGGCCAACTTGCGTCGTGGGGTCCACCGTAGGCGCGGATGGATTCGCCGCCGCCGTTCCCGTGAGCTTGAAGGCGTTCCCGCTGTCATCGAGGCCGATAACGTCAATACGCGGGTCGCTCGGGTCCGCTGCGTCGAGCGTGATGCTGTCGATGGAACTGCTATAGGTGTTCCCGCCGATGGTGTACGTGCTCGCGCCGACTTCAAAGATGAGCCCGGAAGTCCATTCGACGCCGCATCCCGCAACGCATTGGTTGGGCGAGTAGCCGGGCGTCGGGTTCGTCGGCGGGCTGATGCAGGTTCCGTCCGCGCCGAGATATTGCAGCCCTCCGGGGCAGGTGGTCCGGTTCGATGTGTTCGTCCCAGTGCCCGAGACTGACATGCTCGCGCCGGTTCCGACCACCATCGCCGCTGATGTGTTGGTGTCTCCGGTGATGCCCGAGAAGGCCACCGATCCAGCAGTGGCCGCTGCTGTCTCAAAGCATAGGGTCGATGCGTTCCAGACCACCGCGAAGCCGTTGGTAAGCGTCAGCGGGGCGCAGATGGGGTTCCCCTGGAGTCGGGTTGCGTTTCCGAACTGCCCGAAGGCAGGAAGCGCCGCGAGCGCGATCAATAACAGCAGCTTTTTCATGTTGCTCCTCGCGTCTCACGACGCTAGTAAATCCGGTCAATGCTTATCCATTTCGGCCTTCAGCGCTTCAGCAATCGCCCGCGCGCTGGGCTTCATCCCCAAATCTTTCCGCAGCGAATCCAGCATCTCGGGAATGGTCCGCTCCGGCCCGGCCAGCTTCTTTTTCAATGCGAACAGCGCCGAATTGCGCGTTGCCGCCGTGGGCATCGGGACACCCGTTTCGTGCGCCAGCTTCGCCCAGCCCTGCGTGTTCATCTGGTTTGCTTCGTCCGGGGTGAAGTTCCACTCCGTCAGTTTGTCAGCCAGGGCTCGCGCGTCTTTCGAGCCTTGCGCGACTCCCTTTCCACGAGGGGGCCGGATGGAGACAACCTTGATGGGCTCGGGCGCCGCGGAACTTACCGCGGTACTCGGCGGAACTTCCCGCAGTACCTTCCCGCGGGTCAATCGCTCGGCAATGCCCTTCATGAGCACTTCCGAGTGACCGGAACGCGAGAGCGCTTTCCACTGCCCAGGCGTCAGTCCTTGCGCCCATTCCGGCATCGGAGGAATGGGGGCTTCAGGGATAGGCTCAAGCGCTGGTTTCGGCCCCTGTCGCAAGCCCATTACAGCGCGGGGAGACATCTGCGCTGCTTCACTTGCTGGCATCATGGCGGGGCTGGAAACAGCGGCAGCGGGCATTTCTATAGGCAGAGCGCCGGCAGTGGGAGGGGTCATGTTCGCCCTCTTCGCCGCTTGAACTGCATCGTAAACACCAGTTACCAGCGGACCAGCCACAGGCACAGATTCAACCGCCGCGCGCCCTACCGCCTGTACTGTCGGATTCTGAGCCGCCGATGATACTCCCCGAGCGGTTGCTTTTGCAGCGCTGGCAGTTCCGCGCGCTATCTTTGGTCCGGCGAGGAGAGCCAAATTCCCGAGGATTTCCCCCGCCGCGCCTCTGTAGTTCCCTTGGTCCAGCTTGTCTTTGACGCTCACCACCGGCGCAGTCACGTCCTCGATGATGTTGCCCAACGTGGGAGCACGGTATTCTTTCCCGGTGAAAGACTTCACCACGGCGGAACCGAGTCCCTTAATCGGCGCGACAAATGATTCTACGAAGCCGGGCTGTTCAGGTTCGCTCGGAGTAGTTCCGTATTTGGACCACGGACCCGATTCCCCTGCGTATTTTTTCCAGGGCTCCGCCATCTATTTGACCTTTTCCCAGTTCTCCTGCTTACCCGGATCGCCACCTTTGAAGCGATAGCCGTCCTCGACGGTTCCGGGCTTAGGACCGCCCGCCGCGGGAAATTCAATATTCAACTCGCGCGCCGCGCGCCCAGCTTCCTGGTAAAGCCCCTTCAGAATGGCTTCGCGCCCCTGCTTTTTCTGCGCGAGCACTTCCTTGCTGTCTCCCGGTTGTGGGAAATAGGTCTTAGCGTCGGCCGCATACTCGTCGTCCTTGATCGTGGCGCCGGAATCTTTACGGAGCCGCGCTTCCGTAAACGCCCGCTGTGCCTGTCGATACTTCTGGTTATCGGTAGGCTGCAACACGTTCGGAGCGAGCGAGTACCATGCCTGCCCAAAGAGCCCTTTCCCGGCCATGTCTGCTTCCATCGAGTCGAGCGCTTCCGCCGCATTCGCCGCGCGCTCAAAGAAAGTCAGGCTCCGGCGTTCTGCGGCCGTAGGGGGCTTATTCTCCCGGGTGATGGTGTTCAGCTCTCGCGCTCGCCGGTCGGTCATATCCTGCCCGCGGCGCGTGGTTGCTAGGGATTCTTCATGGAAGCGCTGCGCCGCTCGCTGTGCCGCGGCCTGGGCTTCCAATTGCGCCTGCTGGTGAGGCTGAATAGGCTCCGTCCCGGTCGCTTTCTGCTGCGCGCTGGTAGCCTGTGCTTCCTTCTCCCGCAAGGCGATCGGATGAAGATCGGCAGCGCGCCCCTCTACCGCCGCCTTCCGCGCCTCCTCGGTAACATTGCGTCCTTCTGCCGCCGCCTTCCGCGCTTCCTCCTGCTGCTGAAGGTATGTCGAAACTCCCGTTCGCATCAGGTCAACTTCTTTCGACAAATCGTCATCCCATTGACGCCCGACCAACCGCGCAGCTTCCTCGGGAGTTACGAGCTTTTGACGAACACCCATCGCTACAGCCCGATCGAAGCTGTCTTGGTCCTTGACGTTGGCGAGCAGTCCGGACATCGCCTCGGCGTTCTTGTGATCGAGCTCCCGCTGTTTGGTCTGGGCTTCCACTTCCTTGCCGCGCATCTCCTGAAGCTTCGCTGCGAGCGTCAGCCCTGCTACCGGATTCGTCTTATTTATCTCCGGGAGCGCTTTCTCAATATTTCCGTCAAATACCTGCATCGTGGCGCGCAGATTCTCTTCATCACGGCGTTTCCGTGCAATCTCTTCGGCCTGCGCCTGATTTTGTTGCGCCTGGGCAAGGTAGTTCTGCGCCTGGGATGCGCGCGCGAACGAACTGAGCACGTCAATGCGCTCGGGGGCTTCAATTCCGAAGGCGATCCGCGGGTCCACTGCCACTTATCCACCCCCTGCAATTTTGTTCACGGGATTCGTGCGCAGCAGCCGATTGAGCAGAACCGCGTCCATACCGGAGTTTGCCGCGTTGGAAATCCCACCCCACAGAGCATTGGAACCTGCGACCTTCCCGCCCGCCTGGGCCGCTGCTGCGTCGGTATCGAACCCCGCCTTCGCCCGCGCCGCATCGAGCGCGTTTCCCGCCACGAAGCGGTTGGCGTCGAAAGTGGTATTCCCGGCGTATTCGGCGGCGTCCGTGTTCAACTGGCCGGCGATTTTGTTCGCGCCGATGAAGTTCTGCCCGGACTCGCTAGAAGCGTCGTACCCGCGCCCTGCTACCTTGTCGAGCCTATCGAAACGGTCCTGCGTCGTTTGACGGAAACGATTGAAAGCGTTCTGATACTCCTGGGATGCCATCGACTGCCCGAATCCAGTGATAGCCTTCAGCGCGTTGCCGCCAAGCGCCCCACCGCGCGCCGCCGCCGACTGTTCCAGCGCCTTCTGCCCCTGCTGGAGCCGGAATTCATAGCTGGGGTCAATTTGCAGGTCTGCCAGTGTGGGTGTCTTGTTGAAGTCGCCCCCCGGAGCCAGCAGGTTCCGCAGTTGCGCGTTGGATTCTTCGCCGGTAACGCGGTACGGGTCCAGCAGGGCGTTCGCGGCCTGGGAAGCATCCAACACGCTCTTTCCTGCTCCCGCGGCAGCATCCAGCACGCCGCGGCTCGCAGTGTTCGCGGAATCGAAAATTGCCCCGCGCGTGCCCAATTCGGCATCCACAAGCGACTGCCCAGACGCTCGCGCCTGATCGGCCTGGAGCTCGCCTGCGTCATTCGCCGCCTTCTTCTTCATGACGCCGCCCGCGACGTTCGCGGCAGCGCTCGCGAGCCCGGCAATCGCTAATGCGGTTCCAATCGCCATCAGTTCAACTCCTTGACGTACACAACCTCTGCCGCCTCAAACCCCAGGCGCTTGTACACCACGCTTAACCGCTCCGGCATCGAGTCCATCAGATGAACCATGCGGATTTGCTGACAGCCCACGCGCCGCGCCCACTCCTCGAATGCCCGATACAGTTCCAATCCTTGCCCCCTGGCGGGCGGTGAGACGAACCAGAAAAACTCCGAGGCCACCGACACCCCGGAATTGATATCGGGATACGCCACGCCCCCGAGAGCCCCCTGGATGCCATCTTCATCGGAAAGCAGGAAAATGACCCCGACGCCGGATTTCAGCAAATCCCGCCATACACGGCAGAACTGTTCCAGCCGAAAGCCTTTCAGGAACCGCGACGAAGCAAAGAACTGATCGGCGAGCCCCGCCAGCAGCGGCAAGTCCTCTGCCGTCGCCGTGCTCAAAAGCGCCTTGTGTTCCGCTGTCATCGCCTAAACAAATCTTCGCAACTTGTTTCAAACGGGGCTACGGTTCAGCGTCGGTAGTTCAGCGTCGGTAATACCAACTGACCGGGATACGTAACGGCATACCCCCATCCGCCTCGCTGAACTTCTTGAGCTGCGCGTTTGCATCGTCTAAGTCGTGATAATGCGCCGAGCCCGCTCCGCTGGTTACCGTCTGTTCCGTGACGGCCGGGAAGGCTCCTGCCTCGAAATCCCCGCCCGCTAGAACCGTAACGGAATGCGTGTGCGCCGATTCGGTTTCTGTTTTAGCTCCCGTTTCCCAGGTCGCCCGCGTTGCCGCCTGCTGCCCTAGCGTGGTCGAATTGCCCTGAATCATCGGGGCATCGGTCACCATGTCCGGGACGGTCGTAGAAACCAGCGTTCCGTCCGATTGAGCCACGTCCACGATTGAGCCGTCGCAAAGCTGCCACAGGCCCCCGGAAGGCACGCCAGCGACGATATAATCAGCCCCGTTCTCCGCATAGTCCCATTCCCAATCGAGCAAGGTTCCATTCCAGCGGTAACGATGCCCGTAGTCCGTGGCTACGAAGATTACCCCGTCATCGGCTGCTGTGAGCCCGGTAGGTTTTTCGTCTGGGTTCAGCGTTCCGTAATAGACAACCGACTGCAAGCGGAGCCACTTCAGGATGTTTCGGAAGAACAGATACCAATCCCGCCCAAAGAGGTTATCCAGGCCCATTAGCGGGGGGTTTGACTGCGGGGGCTCGATAGGGAAATTGAGCGACGGCATCTCAATTTACGCCGTTCGTCACGTCCGCATCCAGGCTCACCAGATTAACTTTCGCCTGGCTGGTGACTGTATAGCGAAACACGCGATCCCGCGACGAGCCGCAAACGGGCCAAAACACCCGCTTGGAAAACTCGCCGTTAGTCCCCATGCTCGCGCTCTGCGGATTGACGAAGTTGTGCCCCCGGTCATCGGAGTAATCCCGGACCACGTTCGGAGCCGCGCCACCCGATACGGTCCCGGTGTCCATTTCGAGCGTCTGCCGGCCGAAGTACATCCGATTCCCAGCGTTGTAGAGGTACGGAATCGCTCGTTGGCGAGTGATATCCGCTCCCGCTTCCGAGTACAGGTTGATGCTCGATTGGTACAGCGTCCCGCTTCCCGGCCCTCCGGTGATGTGCTTGCCCCCTGAGCCCCAGTTGTTCGCGGAGGTCGCTTCGTTGGTAACGAACGTGTGATATTGTGTGCCGTAATCGCCCGTTGTTCCCGAGCTAGAGCGGGTATGCCACAGCCCGGTTGTCAGGTCGAACACATACGCAGGCCCTTTGCCCACGCCGAAGTTGATAACCCAGAAATCATGCCCATCCTCCTGGTAGCCGAACGTCACTGCGGTTGACCCCAGGCCCCCGGCTCCCCAAGTTTCCTCCTCTGCGTGCGTCGAGATGCGCCGGGGCGTCCAGCCAACCATTTCGTAGGCCGTCGCCTGTCCCGTCGCATCGCCACCGAGGAAGAACACCCGCCCCGCAACCGAGGCCATCGCCCACGGTGACGTGACGCCGTATTTTCCCGTGGCTCCGTCGATGCGCTCAAATGGAAATCCAGTAGCGCCCCCCGGAAGGATGCTTCCACCCGTGTTCTGCCAAACCTCGAAGGATTCAGAGCCGAACAGGTACAGCTGCTCGCCGGAAACCAGAATTCCCCGGATGTAATCGGGGTAGCTCTCCTTCACGGCGAAATCGAGCGCGTTCCAGATGTAGGTTCCCTGGTTCGTTCCATCGAGGAGTGGAGAGATTGAGAACTGCTTCGTGTTTGGCTGATTGCAGATGAAATACCCATCCAGGAAAGCCCCGGTCTGCGCGGTCAGTGAAGGCACGCCGAGGAATGTTCGATTGCCGATAACTCCGGTATCCGTGGTCAGAAACAGCAGCGTCGGACTCAAGACTTGCTGGACGGTTTTCAGCCCCACACCGCCTGAGATGTTGAGAATGGACCCCGTAAGCCCCACAGGGAACGTATCGCCGCCTGTCCACTCGACCCACTGGCCATTGAGAGCGATGTCGGATGAAAGCGTAGGCAGGCCGATCTGCGTTGCGGAGCCGCCATTGCTCACGTAGCAGAGCCCCGCGCTCACGATGAAAAGCTGGTTTCCATTGGCGAAGAACTGAACCGGGGAATGCGCCGCATCGTCCGCGATGATATACGGCCCCAGGATGACGTTACCGCCCGAATCGAGCTCCATCCAGCGCGTTCCGGCAGCGACAAACAAACGCCCACCGCCAGACCATACGCCGCGTATCGGGGAATTAGGCAGCGTCGAGAACAGGGACTTTCCAGGCGTGCCGACGAGGAACCCGCCGCCCTTCAATCGTTCCTGGGGATCGGCTATCCCTTCCGGGTAGAGGTTACAGCACGTCTCCGCGCTCGCTGCGAGTGATCGAAGCGTCCCGAATGGACCTACCAGGGGAACCCGCGGCATCAGTCGCAGTCCCAGGCGCCATTGATGCGCTTCGCGAAGGCTCCCGAGCCCCCGGATGTGCACGGAGTCGCCTTGTTGCAGTCCGAGCAGTAATACTCCGTCCCGTTGGAAGGCGTACCCAGAGCCAAAAACGTCTTCGCTCCAAGCTGAATCCCCGCTCCCGAGGCCATTTCGAGCGATGGCGTAGCGCCCCCGTTTGAGCCCTTGAAGGACGCCACGATGTTCCCGGCTGCATCGCGCATAATCGTCTGAGGGTTGCCGCCCGAGGGAATGAGAACGCCCGGATTCAGAACCAGGTTCCCATCCGCGTCGGCCCGGATCGAAGCTCCAAACTCGTTTCCCCCGCTGCTGCGACTGAACATCAAAATGTGCTGGGACGGAACATTATTGCCTGTCCCCGTGCGCCCGACTTGCATAGCGTGATCGGTGGTTCCATCGAGCGTGCAGAAACCGCAATTCCACTTGACCGCCGGCCCCAGGTAATTCACCGTGTACCCGTATGCCGTATCCGGCTGAACCGTGCTCGCCCCGGTAATGGTCTGAGCAAAAATCTTCGTTGTGGTGTGGTGCGCGTCGAAATCGAACTCGTTCGTTAGATAGGTCCAGTCATAGGATGGAGAGCCTACCGCCCCAGGAAGCCCGTCCGTCACCAGCGAGTTGATTCCCCAGACGAATACTCTTCGCGCCCAACTAACGCCGCTTTGCACCCCTGCCGAGCCCGTCAGCGTCAATGTGTCGCCGTCGATGACGCTCGCAATAATGTAATCGGTGCCGTTGACATTGAATGCCGTGTTGGAAATGTTCGCCCATGCCGTATTGAACGACGGCCCGCTTACCCTCGTCACCGTAATCCCGGATGTGTTGCAGGTTCCCGTAGGCGGCGCGGCGCTGATTCCGGCCATGAACGAGCCCGCTACGGCGTTGGTGATCGGCGAGGCGTTTTCGATAAGCCCGGAAATGCCGTTCGCCTCATAAACAGTCGCATTCGAGGGAACTTTGGTCGCGCCCATCGTCGCATTCGGGCGCTTGGCCACGATGCCGGTGATATCAAGGCGCATCGTTTCGGAATCGGCGCCCACTCCGAGTTGCCCGTTGAAGACCGGCGTATACGCTGAACTGTCGAAAGTTCCCGAACGAGTGAGCGAGATGGTATCCCCGGAAATTTGGGGGTAGCTGTAATCGGCGGTCGCCGGAATGACCGCTCCGGTGCGCCCATTGAAGCTGGTAACGCCGCCCCCTCCCCCGCCGGAGTTGCCGCAGACCATCGTCTTGCTGGACTGAACAAAATTTAGGTGGTTCCCGCCAGTGTCGGGGCAGTTTGGAATCGAGACGACGGTATACTGGGTCCCGTTCGAAACGAGCATCGTGTTATCGGCCGTGATTCCGAGCCCCGTTCCGCCGTTCGGAACACGAAGTATGTCACGCACATTGCGGACAAGGCTGATCTGCTGTGCCGCGCAGGCCGAAACAAATAAGAAAATCGCCGTAAGTGCTCGTCTCATGGCGTGGTAAATTCTCCCCTAATATCGTCATCGGATGCCGGCGTAATCGTATTTCCGTTGATGTCGGTAAGCCGTATCTGATTCGCTCCCGTGCGAACGAATCCAACGCCTTCAAATTGCAAAAGCCCGTTGTAGGCAAGAAAATTGGGATAGTGCGCGAACGAAAAGAGCGTGTCCACCCCGTTCGGAGCATTCAAAGGAGCTTCCCAATTCACATTTCCACCCCCCGTTCCCCCTCCACTTCCGGCAAACATCCCCTGCCACCACCAGCCACCCGGCTGCCCGATGAATTCCGCCTCCGACATCAACGGAGGGCATACTGTATTCAGCGTTTTGAGCCTGTCGAGGGATTGCCGAGCCAGAATCCGCACATCAGGCGAAATGGTCGCCATCGTGGGATATAGCGCCGCGGCCCGGATAGCCAGATTCCACTTGATTGCATCGTCGTAGCCGTCCGGGAGAATCACCAGATCGCCAACGCTGGCAAACGCGGCCCCGAGCAGCTTCCAGGTGTAGAGTTCGAGCAGATAGCCTTCTGGGGGCTGGAAGGCAATGTAAATCGTTCCTCTTCCGAGCGCTCCGTAAGTCGGGTTGTAGTAGAGACACCAAGGGAGTGCGCTGGAAATATCCTGAATCTGAATCAAACTCCACTCATGCGAATCGACCAACTTCAACGGGATTCGCACCTGAGGATTCGTCGGGAAAATCAGGTTTGCGTCCTTGATGAACATTGGGCGCGTGGTGTTGAAATTCCCTCCAGGCCCAATGCTGTACTCTTTTTGCCCGGAATTTAGACCGAATTGCTCGATTTGTGTGGAGAAGATGGTGTGCCCGTCGCAGTTCCATGACTGCAACATGCTGTTTACTTCGGGAATCAGCTCGTTATACTGATCCGGGGAAGGCGTAATGCCCGGGCGCATCGTGATCCCAGCTGCCCGGAGCGCGGGCTTAAGTAATCCGGCGAGCGTTGTGGTGGTCGGCATTACGCCGCCTCCTGTGCTCCCGCAATCCCGAGAATGGCGGCGTTCTTGGCCTTTAACTCCGCAAGCGTGTTCTTGGCGTTGGCTGCGAGCTCCGGCGTGATTCCAGTCTGTCTCGCGTACTGCGGAGCCAGTTGCACGGCGAGATTGAAATGCACAGCCGCTTCCCAGCCGTCAGGCAGGTTGACCGTTGTGCCGACCGAAGCAAACTCCACTACCGGGGTCCAGTAGTCGAGACGGAGCGTACCCGGCGACGTATCCGGCACAGGGAACACTTCGATGCCGATGGTCGGATATCCCGTGTCCGCTGCAACCATCTCCGCGAGCACCGAGCGCTTCGCCGTCAAGTTCTGCTGCTTCGCGCGAAACTCATCGAACGAAATGCAAGCCCCGCCGTTCGAAAAATTCCCCGAACGGGACTGCCAGGACACAATGCGGACCGGCCTCGCCGCAGTCGCCAGAGACCCCGTGGTACCCACGGTGTAGGCCGCTGTTCCGGCGACGAGGTTAAAATCCCCGTGAACGTTGAGATAAGCGAGAGCCTGATCCACGGACCAGTTCGAGAGCATCTGCTTCAGGACCAGGAAGGCGTTCGCCTGCATGTCCGAGGAGATGGTTTCGCCCGGCTGAATCACCGCCAAATCAACAAAGGCCTCCGTGATGATGTCACTGACCAGCGCCAAGGCTTACCTCCGTGGATTTCGGCGGACGCCCACGCTTGCGCCCTTCGTTGATGACTTCTGCCGCGAACTTAGGCAGCGCGTTGTGCTCCAGCACGGGCCGCGCTTCGGGCTTCTTCGGAGGCTCGTCCAGCCAGCCATCTTTCTTTGCAATCAGGTGCTCATCGTGGCCGAACACCACCCGCATCAGAGAGCCATCCGCGCTGAAAATCTTCCCGGGATACTGCATTACTCCTCCGTCCATTCAAAGTCGAAGTTAAGCGCCGCCCCAGCCGGAACCGCCTCGCCGCCCCAGTTCAGGCACAAAAGTTGGGCAATCCCACGAAGCACGAGCCCTTCGGTGTTGCGGTCTCCGAATGTCCACACCAAAGGAGTAGAATCCCCCGCCGAGGTCGGCAGAAACAGCCTTCCGACACGCAGGATTGACCCGGTTCCCGTAGTGGGATTCGTTGTGGTGTAGGTCCGCGGAACCGCCGTCGCAGCGGCGTCGTTAGAGTCGTTTTGTGTCGCCGTCAAATCGGCCGGCGTCGAGCCGCTGTTGGCTGTCGTTCGCTTGATGAGCGCGATGATGATGGAGCCCGCTGCGTCCGCTCGCCCCGCAATCGAGACTCGCTGGACCCTCACCGTTTTGGTTGCCGAGCCAACAATCGCGGCGAAATCGGTGGCCGTCGCGACAGGAGTGAAAGCGCTGGTTCCAGCCCCATAAGTCGCTTTCGTGCCCTCGAAGTTGACTGCGGGAATGCCCAGAGTTCCAACGGCTGCCCGCTGGCGGTCCCAGTTCCCCGAAGGATTCAGCAGCATTCCGCCGCTCTGCACGAAAGCGGAATAGAGCCCGGTCATGTTCCGGGCGTCCGCGACATCCAGGATGCTCTGGAGATTTGCCGCGGAGTTCGGGTCTCCGATGAGTTGTACCAGCCTATCGCTGGGGCCTACTGTTACCGTATCGAGCGACATTTGCTCTCCTGAAAACAGGGCGGCCGGGGAGACCGCCCCCTGTCATGCTTAGGCTGCGTCCACTCCCTGAGCAATGCCGATCAGATGCCCGGTCGCCGTGCCGTCGAACCCGAGAACCTGAACATAGGCGTTATCGGCGGTGACAATCTGCGCGAACCCGTAGACATAGGGATTGCGCATAATCACCTGCCCGTTCATGGTCGTGATGCCGATTGCCCCGGTCGGAGCAACGGCAGAAGTGATGTTCTGAACCGCGACGAAATCGCAGTCTTTGAACTTAACGAACCGATCGCAGCCCGTCGCGACCGTCACCATCTTGAAGGTCGAAAGCGAACTGTACGTCTCGAAGTGGCAAGCTTCGAAGGTGTTGCGTGCGCCCGCGCTGATTTCCACTTCCGCGGTTTGCGTGCCCCGGATCACCGTATCGAGGCCGATATAGCAGCCCACGAAGAGGTTTTCCGAGCCCGACACTTTAAGCGAACGGGAGCCCGCCACATCCACAGCTCCGGTCAAATCGCCGTTGCCGGAAATCTGGCAGTTTTGGATGCGGTTGCGCTGCCCGGTGACCTGAACGCAAATCGATGTCGTTCCAGACGCCGGCGTTCCCTGGAAAAACTCCAGGTTGGAGATCAAGCACCCGTTGGCGGTGAGGTTGAACATCGGAGCCAGCGCCGCAGCCGAGGACAGATTGGAAATGCGCGAACGCTGCCCCAGGAGCGGCCCCGAATTGACTCCGATCAGGTGAACCAGATCCTTGTTCCAGGTCAGGGTTTCTCCCTGGTAGTCCGTGGTGTTCGCCGCGGTGTTTCCCTCCGCGCAGAGGAAAATCACATCGTTTTGATTCGCCGTCGCAGCCTGAAGCGCCCGCTTAAGCGTTCGAAACGCAGTCGCGGGCGACAGGCCATCGTAGGAGTCGCTGCCGAGCCGCGGGCGCACCCAGTAGACATTTCCCTGGGTGATGATGCCCGCCGCCTGGAAGTTGGCGTTAAGTTGATCGAGGACAGTCCCCGTCAGTGAGCCCTGTTGAGTGATGGGAATCATGTCCGTCTCCTCAATAGCTCGCCGAGAATGCCGCCGCCCGCGCGTTCCAGGTGAAACACAGCGTTTGGTTGGCGTCGGCGGTGCTCGCTTCGGCGATGTTGTTTCCCGCCACGGTGGTAAACGCGGCGGTAGGCTGTACGCAGAAGCCCTGCCCGTTCCACCCCGTGCTCATGGTGAAGCTGGTAATGGCGTCCGTGCCGGAAATCTCGACCAGCGGCCCCGCGATGGCCGTAGCGCCCGCGACGGAAGCGGTAGCCGTCGCCGTGAGCAGCTGCGGAGTCAGCGGAGTGCCCCACGAAGGAACCCAGGTAAGGGTCTGCGTCGAGCATTT